CTAAGAGTAATGTTAGTAACACAGAAGATTTTATTAAGTCGGCTAAAATTGTTCACGGCAAAAAATACAATTATTCTTTAGTCGACTATAAAAATAGAAACAAATATGTTGATATTGTTTGTCCGGTTCATGGAACTTTTAAACAAAGACCTGGTGCCCACTTAAGCGGACAAGGATGTCCAATTTGTAACGAATCAACTGGAGAAAAATTAATTGCAGCCATATTAGAAAAACAAAAAATAGATTTTATAAAACAATATAAATTTGTGGATTGTACGAATAAAAAAGAAGGAAGATTTTGTAGAAAACTACCATTCGATTTTTACATACCAATAAAGAATGTGTGCGTGGAATATGATGGAAGGCAACATTTTATGGCGATTGATACTTTTGGTGGTGAAGAAGCTTTTGAGAGACAAAAAATCAGAGATGAAATAAAAAACCAATACTGTAAGAAAAACGGAATCAAACTTATCCGTATACCTTACACGATGAAGAAGGAAGATATAGAATCATACATACTAAAAAAATTAGGAATTAAATAGACCCCACCCTCAAAGTGGGGTTTTTGATTATATGAAATACTTTTACTAATATTGTGGTATGGAAAGACAAGGTCATGGTTTTGAATATCAACAGTTGATGTGTGAGAGACACAATTTACTGTCCGATGAAAACTATACTGGTATGTGGGATGCTTACAGACCTGATGGGATTCCTTGTGTGATAAAGACATTCAAACATGGGTCCGAACTACCACTAGCGGATATCTTCAATAACTTTTCAAGGGATAGGGATTTCTATTTGATATATGGTGTTTGGAAGGGAAAGAAGTCCAATATTATAGAGGAAAGAGTTGTATTTATTGATATCACAAAGTGGAGAGAGTTATTCGATTGGACTCACTATGATGGACTCAATAATTGGATTAAGAATTTAGTTTCGAACAGTTATTCTTATGATATGACTTGGAAATCTGAGGTAAAAGAATGGAAGGAAAGGTGGGGTAAAGATAGAATAGTTCAACCCAGATTCAAAAGAGACCACAAGACGCAACGTAGAATTCAATCTGCGGTGGCTTATAAAAATATAGATTTGTTTTTAGAATATGCCCAAAAAAAATAAGTATGGTTTGGACCAATTTTACACCAAACCAGCGGTTGCAAGAAAATGTTTGGAGACATTAAATTTGGGTGACTACTATACCATTATTGAACCATCTGCAGGTGAAGGAGTTTTCCTCCACATGGCTCAACATGAAAATAAGTTTGGTTATGATGTGGAACCTAAATCAGATGATATTGAGAGAGCAGATTTCTTAGAGAAAGACTTAAGTTTCCTAAATGGTAAGAAGGTGTTATTTTTTGGAAATCCTCCTTTTGGTAGGAACTCAAGTCTGGCATTAAAGTTCGTGAGAAAGTGTTGTGAGTATGGTGATACTGTTGCATTTATCCTACCTAAAGGATTTAAGAAAAGGTCTATGATTGATAAAATTCCTCTGAACTTTGAAATCGTTATGATTGAAGATTTGGAAGATGATTTATTCACATTCGAAGGTAAGGACTTTATGGTCCCTTGTGTTTGGGTAGTTATCAGAAAATCAGATGTGTTGAGAGAAAAGGAGATTAAGTTAAGACCGACCAAGTTTACATTCACAAACAAAGAAAATTCTAATTTGGCGATTCGTAGAGTTGGAATCAATGCTGGAAACGTCTTTACTGATGTGAATGTTTCAGAACCATCACACTATTTTTTGAGGGTGGAAAATCCGAATCGGGCTTACGAGTTGATTTCACAGTTGACCTTCAGTTCAGGAGATACCACAGGACCTCGAAGTATTCCAAAGAATGAATTGATTATCAAATTAGATGAGATTTTATAAATGACTCCACTAATGAGTTGGGTTTTTTATTTTAATTTGTATTTATTCTAAAAAGGTGTATGGCTAAACCACAAAAGATAGAGCAACGTAATCCTTATATACAAGGGAGACACTTAGATTTAGATATTACTGATGAGAATGTCGGAAGTATTAAAAACGTTTTTTCAGATTTACCTTCAGATTTAGTTCAAATTCAAATACGTAATTATTCGAAAAGTGATTTTAAATTGAAAGTTCCTGAGTCAATCGGCTCTTTATCGAATTTAGGTCACATAACATTTCACAACTGTGTGAATAGTATTCCAAACTCAGTATGTCAAATACCTAAATTACGATTTCTTGCACTGACGGGTAACAAAGAATTGAGAAACATACCTGAATGTGTCAATAATATGGAAAGTTTGTATTTTCTAAATTTAAAAGATAGTAATGTAGAGACACCAATTATGGGGTTTGATTTTGGTGGGGGACAATGGGACATGTCTATAGATTCGAGACCTGTTCAAAAATCAAAAGAGGAAGAATTAGAAGAATTGAGAACTGAATTAGAAAAAATACAAAGAATGATTGCAAAATTAGAAAATTCTTAAAAATAGTAACCCCACCCCTCGAAGGTGGGGTTTTATTTTGCCGTTAAGATTTCTTTACATACCTTTGTAAAAAATCAACCTATGTTATACAGACAAACCACAGAAACCACCATCGAAAACTTCGTAAAGAGTTATGCACTCAAGACCTATGTAGACCCACGATTTCAAAGAAAAAAAGTATGGAAGATATCCAGTAAAAAAGGATTTAGAACTTCTGTAATTGAGAATACGATTGCCAATCCGATAATTTTAGTGTCAGTTGAAAGTTGTATCGAAAGAGCTGAGATTAACGGAAATCAAAGTGACCTGAACTACTTCAAAAGTGTTAAAGAAAAAGGATTCAAATTTGTTTCAATTGATGGTAACAATAGAACTAACTATTGTCTTAACGAATGGAACAAAATTGATAAAGAAAATATGACCACCGATGAAGAAACATTCTTCAGAGAAAGACAAATTCCGATTACAATCTTCAGAAGTTGTTCAAGGGAAGATATGCACTTAATTGCAATTAGAACAAACAAGGGAATTGCTTGGAACAAACAGGAAGATAGAAACGCTATCTTTGGGTATGTCTCTGACTTCATAAGAGACATTTCCTTCGATATGTCGAACACTCAAACAACTCAATTAATTTCAGGGCTCAACTCCGATAGGATGCAAGATGATGAGTTGTTTGCAATGATGCTTACATATCATCAACACCCATGTGCAAATATTTCTGCGGCACTTTTGAAATCCCTATATGACAGACGAAATATTGATAATGAAAAAGAATTCAAAATAATAATCTCGGCTTGGTCTATGATTGTTAAGAAGATGGGCGAGAGGAAAATTAAGATTGATAAATCGTTGGTTATGAATTTATTTCTTTTCCTTTATGAGATTTATCATAACTCAGGAAGAAAGATTAATGATAAGTTGATTACAGAGTTCTTAAATGTGTATCTCGAATTGGAGGGTAGAAGATTATTGGAGATTGATTTGTGGAAAGATAATCTTAGATATGCGCCCAAGAAGTTAAAAGAGAAATCAGATAAAATCCTATCAGATTTTATCCCTTATATTGATACTTTTTTCATTAAGTTGGATGCTAAGAGATTGTTCAACATTGATGATAAAATCAAGATGTATAAACAATCCGGTGGTGTTGTTAAGAGATTGGATGGTAGTGAAGTTCAACTAACAGTTCTACAAGCTTTAAATGGTAATTTAGTTCATGCTGACCATATTGACCCTTATACCTTTGGAGGTGAAACAACTTTGGAAAATGGTCAATTATTATTGAAAGAAGATAATCTTCAAAAGTCAGATAAAATATAATTTCATATCTTTACAACATGCAAATATTCCTACCATACGACGACTTTAGAAAATCTCTTCGAGTATTGGATAATAAGAGATTGGGTAAACAACGAGTTGAAACATATCAGATTATATCTGCAATCACTTGTAGACCAAAATTAGATGGAACACCTTATAAGGGTTGGTTAAATCATCCTTGCACTATTATGTGGAAAGACTATGTTCCTGCACTTAAGTTATATCTTAATCTTTCAATTGACGAGTGGGTTGCTCGTGGATTTAAAAACACAATGAGCTTTGAAGCGTTTGAGGAAGATATCGTATATCCTAAATGGTTTGGTAATGAGAAGTTTCATTCTTCACACAGAGCCAACCTATTAAAAAAAGAACCTGATTTCTATAATCAATACGAGTGGACTGAAGACCCATCAGACCCATATGTTTGGATGGATAAAGAAGGTAAATGGTATGAACAACATTCAGGAAAAAACGGAAGAGTTTATTTTTAATTAAAAATTTTTTTATTAATTATTTAACTACATTTGTCAAAATATAAAATATAATATGAAGAAATACCTGTTAGTTTTGTTTGGAAAGTTTGAGTCTGATGATGTTAGTCAGGAGATTGCTTTAACTATAACACCCCTCGTCGATTCACCACATCTTAAGTTCCAAAAGTCTGATGGTAGTTTGGTTTTCCATTTTGCCAGTGAGATTTCTCAGGATGAGATTAATGATTATATCATTGGTAGTTTGTTTGATATCTGTAGTTCGTTTATCTTGACGGAGTATACTGACAAGGTGTCACTTTTCTTACCTGATGGATTAAAAGAACATCTTTTGGACTTAGAAAATTCGAATGATGAAATACATATTAATATAACGCCTTCAAATCGTTCTATGAACGATGGAGAAGAAGACGATGACGATTTTGTGGCACTATTATTGGAGAACCTGAAGAAGGAAGTAAAAAAACCTTCATTGGACTTTATTTTAGACAAAGCGTTGTCGAACGGGTTCGAGTCCTTATCACAGTTTGAAAAAGACACTTTAGAATCTTATAGTAAATAGAAAAAAATACATATGAAAGAGAAAGCAGTAATACCAATTAATCAAGACGAAATTGCCTGTTATTTAAAAGACATTAGAAAGTTGACCGTTATGACTCCTGAGAGGGAGAGAGTTTTGGCGGAAAAGATGTTATCTTCTAAGACTACTCTTAGAGAGAAAGAAGAAATCAAAAAAGAATTATTGGAGGGAAACCTCAGGTTCGTAATCACTGTGAGTAAACAGTATCAGAATCAGGGATTGGACTTTGCAGATTTGGTTGCTGAAGGAAACTATGGTCTCCTCAAGGCAATTGAAAACTTTGACTGGTCCAAGAGATTGAGATTCATCTCATATGCTGTGTGGTGGGTTCGTCAATCTATCTTGCAATCTTTGAATGAGAATGCAAGAACTATCCGACTACCAGTGAATGTGGTTCAAGAGTTACAAAGAGCTAAGAAGGAGTTGGATAAGACAGGTGCTGATTTACCTGAGAAGTTCGATAACTTGCCGTATACCGTTAATTTGGATAGTCCTTTGAATGAAGAAGGAGATACGTTGATGGATATATTGAATAACCCAAATGCCGATAGTGCTGACTCAGGATTATCTACCGACCAAACATTGAAAGATAAACTTATGAATATGTTGGACGTGTTGGATGAGAGAGAAAGGGTTATTGTTGAGGATTATTTTGGTCTATCAGGTTCAACAAGAACATTGGAAGATATTGGTAATGACTTCGATTTAACAAAAGAAAGGGTGAGACAGATTAAAGAAAAGGCTCTCCGAAAATTGAGAAATGAGACGGGTAGTCTGTTCGATTATCTATAAAACAATTAAAAGGGTGTATTTATAATACACCTTTTTTATTTTTAGGTGATAAAATAAAAGTTATGAGAAAATTGTATAGAAGTTCAACTGATAAACAAATAGGTGGAGTGTGTGGAGGAATTGCAGAATATACAGATAGTGACCCAGCGATTTGGAGGTTAATATTTGTTGCATTAATTTTTGCTCCGTTCCCTACAATCCTTTTCTATTTACTGGCAATGATAATCATACCTAAAAAATAAATTATATGAAAAAATTTATACAAACAAATTTTACCGTAATCGTATTAGTGATTGCACTTTTGAGTTTTTTTAAGTCCTGCGGTGACTCAAGAGATTTGGGTAAAATAAAAAAAGAAATTCAGGCGATTAAAGATTCAACTTATACAAAAGACGAGTTGAAAAGAGAACTTAAGATTTCTGGTCTTGAAGCGGAAAAAAGAATGATTCAAGCTACTGACAGAAAGTTATTGGATGTTAGAAGACAAACTGAAATCGAAGAGGAGATAAATAAATTAAAACAAAAATAAATGAATTGGTTTCAAAAAAACTTTAAAACAATAATTTATGTTGCTTTTTTAGTTCCAATTATAACTGTTGCAGTGGTATCAATATCACACGTAACTAAATGGTATGGTTTATCTAACCCAACAAGTTGGGCGATATATCTCTCTGTTGGTATCGAAATTGCTGCATTATCTGCTTTGGCTGCGATATCAGCTCAGATGGGAAAGAAAGTTTATTTTCCCTTTGCTATTGTAACCCTTATTCAATTTATAGGAAACATATTCTTCGCATATCAATACATTGATGTGAATAGTCAATCATTTAAAGATTGGGTTGATATGGTTGACCCTATCGTTTCATTCCTGGGCGTTGAATCAGGAGACCTTGTTGGTCACAAAAGATTCTTGGCATTATTTTCTGGTGGAATGCTTCCAATTATATCTTTATCTTTCCTACATATGTTAGTAAAATTTGAAGAGGAAGAAAAGAAGAAGGCTTCACCTAATTTAGATATCCCACTCGAACAACTTGCTACCATAATTGGTAAAGAAGAGGCTCAAGTTGAGGAACAAAGATATAAACCAACAGAAGAGGATTTGGAAGAGTTGAAAAGACAACTTCAAAAGTTTGAATCAACAGATGAGGAACCTCGAGAAGATAAGATTAAAAGACTCGTTTATTCAAAAAGAGATGCTTAACATTGAAAAATATGGAAACTTTAAGCAATTAGGAAAACAAAAAAAGAAGAGACAAATTATTTTGTGTCATACATCAAGGGAGGCTAACGAATACTTAGCCTCCCTTGAGTTTAGATACAACGGTAAGTTTGACCGAGTTCCTAATTATTTGGTAACCCAAAGAGGTAAGATTATTCAACTTATGGGAGACACCTCCTATACTAATTTCTTTGATGAAGATAACATCAATAGGAACTCTGTAATCATTGTTCTTGAGAACATGGGATGGTTGGAAAAGAAACCATTGACCAACGATTACATTAACTGGAAAGGGAGTATTTATAAAGGACAGGTTTTCGAGAAGAAATGGAGAGATTTCTTTTTTTGGCAACCATACACAAATTCCCAGATTGAATCAGCTGCGAAATTATGTGTTAAGTTGTCAGAAGAGTTATCCATCGAAAAAAGATGTTTGGGTCACAATACTAAAATTGATGGAGTGGAGGCCTTCGAAGGTATCATTTCCCGAAGTAATTTAAGTAGTAGATACACTGACCTAAGTCCTTCATTCAACTTTGAAACCTTCACAAAATTTATAGAAAATGAGCAATTTGCATAACGAAAGATACGATGAAATAAAATCTCTTTTAAAGAAGTCGAGATTTATATTTGAACAATCGGCAATGACTTCTGATACAGAATCAGAACCTGACACACAAATAAATATTGCTAAAGATATTGAGGCAAGAGCGTCTCAAGATAACAAAGAGTATGAAACTGCACAGGCTGATGATAAAAAATCATCTCCTGATGACAAGACTCAGAAGTATAGAATCTCAGGTGGTATCTTAGCCTTACATGGTAAGAACAGAATGGATTTGGATATCACAACCGACGATAAACTTGCATTCCAAGAAACAATGGATGAGTTTATTGAGGAGGTGTCGGACTTGGTTGACTTCAACACACTTAATGTTTATCCAAACAACGTTGAGTGGTCAGGACACCTAATCGACGAAGACTTAAACTTCACATTCACAATTGGTGAAGATAGTGGAATATATATAGACGGAACTATGATTAAGATTGATGAAAACTTTGATGAGTTAGTTCATAAACTTCAACAGTATTATCAGAAATTCAAATCGAAATGGTCCAAGATAATCGCAAGTAGAAAGAAAACCAGTGAAACAAATGCAAAAGATAATTAATTTTTTAAAGGAAAACTTTATGACAATACTTAAAGTATTGTTCGGATTATTCGTTCTTTATTATTTAATTTATTTCTTAACTCCAAAGGTTAACATGTCTGTTGACCAAAAAAAACAACTTGATTCTTTGAATGTATTAGTAAAACAATTACATGAAGATAATGTTGAGTTAGAGAAAGAAATTAACGAATATGATAAAAAAATTGATGAGTTAGACAACCACATCGATAAAATTAAAGGTCAAAAGACCGTAGTAAAAGAAATATATCATGAAAAAATTAGTAGTGTTGATAAGCTTACTGTTCGTGAGCTCGATAGCTTTTTCACAGACAGATACAAGTAATAATACTAAATGTTTCCCAATTCCAGTGGTGAGACAAATTATGAAAGACTTGTTAAGTGGAGATTCAGCTAAATCTCAATTAAAACTTACTGAAGCTCAATTAGATGAGACTGAAAAGAAGGTTGTATTAAAGGATAGTGTTATCAATACTTTAAGACTTAAAGAGGTAAATTATCTAACAATCATCGATGCTGAAAAACAAAAATTCACTATCGTTGAAAATTACTCAAAAAAACTAGAATGGGATTTGAAGAAAGAAAAGGTGAAAGGTAAATTCAAATCAATTTTAGGAACTGGTGTTATCGCAGTATTAACGTTTTTCTTAATCACAAAATAAATGCCACTCAATAGTTCAGAAGTAAAA